TTAGATGTTAAAACAAAACCAATGATCGCAGTGATTGGGGTTACGGCAAAAGGAGCATCTACTTTAGTTGCAACGCCAGACGGTTTGAAAGCTCCACATGAAATACAAGCTGCTGTACTTGCAACACTTTTGAATGGGTCAAATATATCTCGCCCAGTCTGGGCAGATGGAGCTGAAATTATAGCTTTGGTTGCCGTTCTGATTTTGCTCGCAATTTTGTCGTCAAATTTAATTTTTTCAATACCCGCACTCATAACCACCGTACTCGGAGCTGGTATCCTTACGCGTCATTTGTTTCTTTCAGATGGTCTGCTACTAGACCCTTCCTTCATAATTTTTGGAGCGTGCACACTCTGGGCTATCTCAAACTTCATGAACTTCCTTATTCAGTTCAGGATGAGACAAGAAATCAAGAAACAGTTTGAGCACTACTTGGATCCGCGTATGGTTCGCAAACTACAAAAAGACCCAACTTTACTCAAACTTGGTGGTGAGCGTAGAGACATGACTTTTCTTTTCTGTGACATACGAGGGTTTACACCAATTTCAGAAGGATACAAAGATAATCCAAAAGGACTCGTAGAACTCATAAATCGTTTTCTCACAAACCAAACAGATATAATATTACGACACGGTGGTACAGTTGATAAGTATATGGGAGACTGCATTATGGCATTTTGGAATGCACCTCTCGACGAAGAAAAACACGCAGAAAAAGCAGTACAAGCTGCACTTGAAATGCGTCGAGGTCTACAGGAGTTAAACAATGTTTTACAGCATGAAAGAGGCATTGAAATCAATACGGGAATCGGAGTCAATACTGGACCGTGTATTGTCGGTAATATGGGTTCTAGTAGTCGTTTCGACTATAGTGTCATCGGCGACGCTGTTAATCTTGCTTCTCGTTTAGAAGGACAGTGTAAAGATTATAACACGGATTTAATTATCTCAGAAGCTACCATGAAACAGGCTGTTTTAAATGAGTACGATAAGTTAGGCGAGGTAACTGTAAAAGGCAAAAGCGAACCAGTTTCTATTTTCACCATACAAAAATAGGTCTTGACAATTAGTACTAACTTCTATATAATAGTCCGATGGCTAGAAAAAGAAGAAAATCAACTGCAAAAAGGAAATCAACTCCTACAAATAAAGCACTGTACGCAAGAGTAAAAACTGCTGCAAAACGAAAGTTCGCAGTTTATCCCAGTGCTTATGCAAATGCGTGGCTTGTACGAGAGTACAAAAAACGAGGCGGTAGATACCGAAGTGGATAATATCATGGAAAAATGCGATTGCGGATGCAACTGTAACCCTTGTACTTGCAAAGACTGTAAATGTAAGGAGAAATAGCATGCCTTCACACTATGGAAAAAAGAAGCCTATGGGCAAGAAGCCCAAGAAAAACGGTAAAAAGAAAAAAGGCTTAACAGCCAAGCAGAAGAAGCTACCACCTGCTTTGAGAGCAGCAATTCTTAAGAAGCAACGAAAAGGTTAATGGCTTACCATCGAAAGAAAAAGAAAACTAGTCGTAGGAAAAAGGCTCCAAAAGGGTATCATTATATGCCCAATGGTAGACTTATGAAGGACTCAGCCCACACGAAGCGAAAGCGAAAAAAGTGAGGAAGTAAGAGGTAAACCGTGAGTTTAACCAAATGGTTTGGAGAAAACTGGGTTGATATATCAAGACCCAAAAAAGGCGGCGGCTTTGAGAAATGCGGTCGGACGAAGGCGGGAAAGAAAAAGTATCCCAAGTGCGTTCCGGCTGCAAAAGCTGCAAAAATGACTCCTGCACAGAGAAAGTCTGCGATTCGTCGTAAGCGAGCAGTAAAGCAAGGAGTTGGAGGAAAGCCTACAAATGTAAAGACTTTTGCCGGTAAACGCAGAAGGCAGAAGCGGAGATCCTAATGCCAGGAGTAAGTATAGCAAATACTCCAGGTCTAACAAGACAAGTTAGACGAAAGAAGAAGAAGAAGAAACGTGCCCGTAAGAAAAGTAAAAGGCGGCTATAAGTGGGGCAAGTCTGGAAAGACTTACAAGAAAAAATCGGATGCCATGAAACAGGCTCGGGCTGCCTACGCAAGTGGGTACAAAGGAAAGAAACGTGGCGGCAAGAAAAAGAAGAACTAGGAAAAAAGATCCCCGACTTGCAAGAGCAAAAGTCGCTGGATTCAACAAACCTAGAAGAACTCCTGGCCATCCTAAAAAATCACACATTGTAGTGGCAAAGGTTGGTGATAAAGTAAAGACAATTCGGTTTGGTCAGCAGGGAGCAAAAACTGCTGGCAAACCAAAAGCCGGTGAGAGCGAAGCAATGAAGCGAAAGCGTGCATCCTTTAAAGCACGCCACGCAAAAAACATTGCAAAAGGCAGAATGTCAGCAGCTTACTGGGCGGACAAAGTGAAGTGGTAAAAAGACTACAAAAAGATTCACATTATAACGAATTTGACTTAGATGGTGATGGTACTGTGTCCGATGATGAAATTAAAAGGTCTCAAGATATGCTTGAGATCGAGCTTCGAGAAGAAAAGTCTGAAGCTCAAAAAAGAATGGCCTGGGTAGCGATGGGATCAATGATAGTGTTCAGTGGAGCACTTTTTACTCCTTTTGTTTCCGAGAGTCGTGTGGCAGCGTTAGCTGATTTACTAGGGCTTTTTTATATTGCCCAAGCAGGTGTAGTTGGCGCTTATATGGGTGTCTCTGCCTGGATGAGTAGAAAATAATGAAAGATCCTTTATTTTTAGAATACTTAAACGAGCACTTCGAGTACAAGTACGATAAGAACGAGTATGGAAAAAGAGACGCTTGGTATGTGATGAAGCATGTTCCTTATCATGGAGACTGTGAAGATTATTCTTTAACCTATCTGTGGAATGTATGCGGAAAAAGTTATTTAAAGATGTTTTTCAGTCTTGCCTTTGGTAAGTCAAAAATATGCTTTTGCACGATAAGGGGCGGAGGACATGCAGTTCTTCGATATAATGGGGAATACTTGGACAACATTCAGAAGAGATGGTGTTCAAAGAAATACCTAGAAGACCGAGGCTACGAGTTTCACGACCAGTGGTTTTGGTGGAATGTTGTTGCAGTAAAGTTATTACAAGGATGGTACTATGCAAAGCAACAAGAATGGAAGAAAGATTCTTGACCTAATCGAGGAGCAGAAGAAAAGTCTTCGGCAAAAACAAGAGGAAGAGAACCTAACCGAATTTGAATACTGTAGAAAGTACAGTAAAACTAGATCAATGCCACAGGACTAATTATGGCAATTCAGATAAGCCGTGCTGATATCGTATCAGACTATTTCTTAGATTATTCCGAAGCAGATAAGTTTCTCAAACTACCAGTTGAGCCTTATTTGGAATTGTTAAATATTACTGCCTTACCTTCCCAGGTAGCAATAATAAATGGGACAAACAGCCCGAAGTATCGGTTTGTTTGCGCGGCTATATCTCGTAGGCAGGGGAAGACCTACATTGCTAATATTATAGGTCAACTTGTATCTCTAGTACCAAGTTCAAACATTCTCATTATGTCCCCGAACTATGCGCTCTCACAGATTTCTTTTGACCTACAGAGAAATCTAATTAAACACTTTGACTTAGAAGTTTTAAAAGACAACGCAAAAGATAAAGTTATTGAATTATCTAATGGATCTACTATTCGCATGGGTTCCGTGAATCAAGTAGATTCTTGTGTTGGTCGCTCCTACGATCTCATTATTTTCGATGAAGCAGCACTTGCAGATGGCAGAGATGCTTTTAATGTTGCACTTCGTCCGACACTTGATAAAGATAATTCTAAAGCATTGTTTATTTCCACACCGCGAGGACGCAACAACTGGTTCTCCGAGTTTTTTGATAGGGGTTTCAATGACGAGTTTCCGGAATGGTGCTCTATTCGTGCGACTTATAAAGATAATCCTAGAATGTCTGAAACAGATATTCAGGAAGCTAGAAAAAGTATGTCCGAGGCTGAGTTTCGACAAGAGTATGAAGCTGACTTCAATACTTATGAAGGTCAGGTCTGGGACTTCGACTACGAAGGTTGTACGGGATCGTTCCAAGATATCGACACCACAGGTATGGACGTATTCGCCGGACTTGATGTTGGATATCGTGATCCGACAGCCTTTTGTGTAATTGCCTACTCCTGGGACGAAGAGAAGTTTTTTGTACTGGATGAATACTTTGATTCAGAAAAAACAACAGAACAACACGCAGCAGAAATACGAAAAATGATTGACAAGTGGGATCTGGACTATATTTATATAGATTCTGCAGCACAGCAAACACGATTTGATTTTGCACAAAATTATGATATTAGTACTGTAAACGCAAAGAAATCACTTCTTGATGGTATCGGTCACGTAGCTGGTGTTGTAGATAATAACCGGCTCATGGTTGATCAAAAGTGCCAAGAAGTATTACTATCTCTTGACCAGTATCAATGGGATCCAAATCCAAATTTGATGAAAGAAAAGCCAAAACACAATAGAGCATCTCATATGGCGGATGCTATCCGCTACGCATTATACTCTTTTGAAACCTCAATGACAGGCTTTTAGAAGAGACCTCTTCAAAAATAGTTGTTGACAACATATCTTATTTATACTAAAATTACTGGTAATCGAAATGGACCTAAAAAGAGACATCGTAAAATACATAAGAGATAAAGCAAAAAACAAGTATGAAAAAGGCACTGAGTGCTATATTTGCGGTTCTTCGGAACAACTTGATTTTCACCATTTTTACAGTCTAAGTCCGTTAGTACATGATTGGGTGAAAAAGAATAAATTTCTTCCTGAGAATATACTTTCATTTAGAGAAGACTTTATAGAACAGCATTGGGCTGAACTTTACGAACATACTGTTACATTGTGCCATAAACATCATCTACAATTGCACTCGATTTATGGTAGAGACCCAAAATTAACAAGCGCAACAAAGCAGCAACGCTGGGTAGAGATTCAAAGAGAAAAACATGGCATGGTATGATAGAATGTTGGGGCGAAAGCCTTTAATAGTAGAAAGTGAGGAAAAGTTAAATCCTGCTCAGCAATACTATGACCATAAAACAGAATCTTCAAGGGAACTTGTATTTCGCTATGAGCGAGCATACGAAGATTTAGAGATTGTCAATCGAGGTGTAAATCTGATTGTTGATGATGCTGCGGAAATACCAACAACTGTAGGCCCGCAAATACAAGGACTACAGAATGTAGCAAAAGGCATAAAGAGATCAAAAGTTTCTTTATTATTGAATAAGGAGCCTAACCCATTTCAAGATGTCAGCACTTTTCGTCGTAATTTAATTACAGACTTTGTACTCGACGGAAACATCTTTATTTATTTTGATGGTGTGCATTTATATCATCTTCCGGCAAGTAAGATGGTAATACATGCAAGTGAGAGTACTTATATTGAAAAGTTTACTTTTAATGAGCAAGTAGAATATAAAACCAGCGAAATCATCCATGTAAAAGACAATTCTTTTTATTCAATTTACAGAGGTATATCAAGATTAAAACCAGCATTGAGAACAATGCAACTAATGTCTTCAATGAGACAGTTCCAAGATAATTTCTTTAGAAATGGAGCAGTCCCAGGATTGGTACTTAAAACTCCGAATACATTATCGGAGAAGATTAAAGAACGAATGATTCAGTCATGGAGCATTCGTTATAAGCCAGATGCAGGAGGTCGAAGACCTCTTATACTTGATGGTGGAATTGAAATTGATCAAATAGCAAATGTCAATTTTAAAGAATTAGATTTTCAAGAAGCAATTGCTGAAAACGAAAAGATAATTTTAAAAGCTCTCGGAGTTCCACCAATTATGTTAGACTCTGGTAATAATGCAAATATTCGTCCAAATATGAGAATGTATTATTTGGAAACTATACTACCTATAGTGCGAAAGTTAAATATGGCACTTGAAAGGTATTTTGGCTTTGAAGTGAAAGAGGACATTACAGATATTCCCGCACTTCAGCCAGAGCTTCGAGATCAATCACAGTATTATTCTGCGTTAGTAAATACGGGGATTATATCTCCTAATGAAGCAAGAGAACATTTAGGGTTTGAAGCAGTAGAAGGATACGACGAACTACGGGTTCCTGCTAATATTGCTGGAAGTGCTGCAAATCCCGATGAAGGTGGTAGACCCATAGAAGGAGATGAAGATGGCGAGACTTAGAGTTCGAAATGAGATTTTGAAAGCAATCGGAATGTTTATGCTAGAGAAAGGAAAAGTTCTTGAAAAGCATGACTATGATGAATTTGGAAACGATGTGCCTATTCGCTCTGGAATGGCACTAAATCATTTTGGAAGCTGGTCAAGACTTCTTCAAACTTTAGAAGGAACATTTCCTGATTTATGGGAAGAGATTAAAAAGGCAGAGAATCCTCCGCCGCCTCCCCCTCCACCCAAGCCTGAAGCCCCTGCAAGAAAGACTACTCTGTCCTCTAAAAAGACTTCAGTGAAAAAGGAAGTATAATGAATAAGATTTTTAATCTAACTTCTACTTTTAAGTCGCAAACCGTTGAAGACGGAAGTGTCATAATTCGTGGCATGGCAAGCACAAACGATTTTGACCGTGCCGGAGATACTATTTCTCCAGACGCTTGGGCAAAAGGTGGCTTGAAAAATTTCGAAAATAATCCTATCATTCTTTTTAATCATGACTATAACAAGCCAATTGGAAGAGCCACAGGGCTCAAGGTAACTCCAAATGGTTTAGAGCTTGAAGCGAAGATTAGTAAGTCCGCACCCGAAAGCGTGTGTGATTTAGTTAAAGACGGTGTCCTTGGAGCCTTTTCTGTTGGTTTCCGGGTCAAGGACGCTGATTACTTATCGGAAACCGATGGATATAAGATAAAGGACGCTGAGTTGTTTGAAGTTTCGGTTGTATCCGTACCTTGCAATCAAGCAGCTACTTTCTCTCTGGCGAAGTCTTTTGACTCTGAATCAGAGTATGAAGATTTCAAGAAAACTTTCACCAATCGTGTAGATCTAGCCGGTCAGTCTCTGGCTAAGGATGAAGATAAATCTTCTAATGTAGCTAGTGAAACACCGGACGGGGTTAACGCCCAAAAGGAGATCAAAATGTCGGAAGAAGTAAAAACTCCCGAAATCGACTTGGAAGCATTTGCTAAGAAGGTGGCAGAAGAGACTGCTGCTAAAATTGCAATGAAACAAGCCGAGACAAAAGCTGCAGAAGAAAAGGCAGCACAAGAAGCTGAAGCACAGGCTCAATTAGAGGCTGAGCAAAAAGCGGCTCAAGAAGAAGAAGTTAAGCAAGCTGTTGTATCTGGTGTTGAATCAGGTACTGAAAGGCTTATGGCTGACGTTCAAGAGCAACTTACGAAGCGTGGCGCTGATATGGAAGAAACGCTTCAGAAGTACAAGAAAGAGCTTGAAGAAAAGACTGACGAAATCACTAAGATGCGTGAGTCTAAGCGTGTATTCGCTGATCGCTCTTCTAAGTCTGAAATCAGCACCTTCGGTAAAGATTTCTTGAACGCCCACATGTTGGGTGTAATGACACAGAAAGGTTGGGATACTGACTTTGCTCGTGACATTCAAGAGAAAGCTGGTATCGACTATGCTTCAAACGCAGCAGATATCGATCAAGAAGTATCTTCTTTGATTGAAAAAGAAATTCAGAACGAACTCAAAGTAGCTCGTCTGTTCCGTGAAATTCCTGTAAATGGTAAGTCTACAGTTCTCCCCATCTCAGTTGATGTTGAGCCTGCAGTATTCGCAACGAATGCTACTTCTGGCAACTTGGAGAATCGTGGCGCATCAGACAGCACCTACAAGCCTAAGCAAGTTATCTTGAATGCTTATCGTTTGATTTCTAGCACCTTTATGGACAACGAAGTTGACGAGCAAGTACTTATCAACTTGATGCCTATGCTTGTTGAAGGTGTAGCACGTGCACACGGTCGTGCAGTCGAAGGCGCTATCCTTAACGGTGGCGGCAGCATTTCTGGCCTTGACGGCGTAGCAGCAATTGCTACAGCCAAGCACGACATCGACGGCGGTTCTGTTGCTTCTGGCAACTTTGCTACGATGACCGCTGCCCAACTT